CACCGGACGAGGTAGCCGCAGAAATAGAACGCAGGCTAGCCGAGGCCAATAGTGATCGTCAGACAGAAGGCAAACCGCTGCACTAAATACAACAGTTAGTATCACACGACCCACGAAGCATAACAGTTAACGTAAGGGGTCTTTTTCCTGACGACAGGCTTACGTTGCGATACCCCCACCCCCCTGTACGCACACGCGCGTATGCATACATATACATAGTAAACCACACAAACGACTACCCCATTTTTCTGACAACTAACACATACCACGAATAGCGACCCATTTTTTGTATACTTTGGTGCCAGGAGTCCCAGGCCGCAAAAAAATTTTTAAAAAATTTTAGCGATAGCCTTGACATTCGTTGTCAAGTCGCAGAGTCTGCTAAAATGTCCTATAGTTGACTATAGATAGCTTTCGACCTAAAGGCTTACGACGGCCCCTGTGGGGTGGTCGGGGCCGATGCAGCATTCGAGATAGCTTTCAGATCGAAAGCTTTCTATCGATAGCTATCGACAAATCCCTTGGAGTGATTTTGTCAAAGCGGATTGACGCAAAGCTATTAGAAGCACTCCCTAATCTTCCGCTCGAAGAGCAGAAAGAAATCCTTTCTCTGTTAGAAGATCTCGAAGAGTCTGAGAAGCGGGAGGCTGCGCGTGACAGCTTCATGGGGTTCACCAAGTATGTATGGCCTGCGTTTATTGAAGGCAGGCACCACAAGATCATGGCAAGCGCATTTGAGCGTGTGGCTAGTGGTGAATTGAAACGACTGATCGTGAACATGCCGCCGAGGCACACCAAATCAGAGTTTGCTTCGTATCTGTTGCCTGCTTGGTTTCTAGGTCGCTTTCCTGAGAAGAAGATCATCCAGACCGCTCACACTGCTGAGCTATCTGTGGGCTTTGGTCGTAAGGTGCGAAACCTGGTCGATAGCGATGACTACAAGTCAGTCTTTCCTAGTTTGGGTCTGCGATCCGATAGTAAGGCTGCTGGTCGATGGAGCACCAGTAAGAACGGTGAATACTTCGCTATTGGTGTTGGTGGTGCCGTGACTGGTAAAGGTGCGGATCTGCTGATCATCGATGACCCACATTCTGAGCAGGAAGGCCAGAGTGCAGATGCAGGCGTCTTTGATCGAGTGTATGACTGGTACACATCAGGCCCACGTCAGCGTTTACAGCCCGGTGGTGCGATCATTGTTGTGATGACCAGATGGCACAAACGGGATCTGACAGGACAGATTATTAAATCATCGGTGCAGCGTGCCGGTGTCGATGAGTGGGAGGTGATTGAGTTTCCTGCCATCATGCCGTCAGGTAAAGCCTTGTGGCCGGAGTTTTGGTCGCTAGAGGAGTTGACCGCGCTTCGTAATGAATTACCGGCACCGAAATGGAATGCCCAGTATCAGCAGAACCCCACTTCCGAGGAGGGTGCGCTGGTCAAACGAGAATGGTGGCAGGAGTGGCAAGAGGAAAGACCACCACCCTGTGAGTTCATCATTCAGTCTTGGGATACGGCGTTTTTAAAAACACAACGCTCAGACTATTCGGCTTGCACAACGTGGGGCGTTTTTTACAAGCCCGACGATGAGGGGATTACCCAACCAAACATAATTTTACTGGATGCTTTCAAAGAGCGTTTGGAGTTCCCAGAACTCAAGAAAGCAGCGCAAGAGTTTTATGTGGACTGGCAACCTGATGCCACTATCGTGGAGGCAAAAGCTGCCGGTACGCCGCTGATCTTCGAGCTACGAGCGATGGGGATACCTGTTTCGGAATACACCCCGTCCCGTGGTAATGACAAGATTGCACGGGTGAATGCTGTTGCAGATCTGTTTGCATCCGGCATTGTGTGGGCACCTGGGACTCGATTTGCTGAAGAGGTGATCGAGGAGTTCGCTGCTTTTCCTTCTGGCGAACACGATGACCTTGTGGACTCATCGACACAGGCGCTGCTTAGATTCCGTCAGGGTGGCTTTCTTAAACTAAACTCTGACGAAGAAGACGAACCCTTTTACTCAAGAAAAGCGAACTACTATTAATGGCTTTTTTGCAAAGCAACATCCCGTACTTCAAGTGCTGGGTTAGGAAGGAATACACACACAACCACATCAAGTATCACGGTGAGTTCTTACATGCGATGGCAATCGCTGTAACCACCATGCCGTGTCGTAGCTTGAGCTTCCAGGTGATATTCACCGGGGCAGAAACCTACGATAACGATGAACCAAATATTCATGGCGGTGCGATGTGGGCAAGGATGCCGATTACGGGTTTGGTTGCTGATACGCCGTTTGAAGAGTGGCCTGAGCCGATGCCGACATGGGCAGCGCAACCTTGGGATTGCAGTTCCAGAGAGCACTCGGTGTATGTGCTTGATCGGTGTACGCCGTGCCCTTGGCTGGCAAAGATTGATGGTGAGATGTATCCGGCGAAGTATTTGTTTACCGTGGATTACACCAACAATGAGATCGCGGATGATCCTGCACAACACAAGCAGTCGCATGTGATGGAGCTTTTGGATGCAGGGCCGTGGACAGGAAACATCGTTGCTTTGCCCAACAATCGGGTTAGAGTGACGCATCCCGCTTGGTGGGCTTTGGGTGAAGGTGCCCCAGATTTTAGGCCATCTCAGCATGTTCATTACAGCAAGTCCGACTTGGACTACACACTTGATGTGAATCAAGTATTCGATAATCTCTATGCAGGAGTTGATTATGAAGAAAAAGAATAGTCCACCGAAAGGGTACAAAAAGGGTGGCCCTATGAATTCCAAAATGATGTCTAAGCGTCGAAAAGAAGCTACGCCTAAGCGAGATGCGGATAAAAAGGCAAAACGAGCAAACCCGACTCTCGCTCGTAAAACGCGCACGATGGTGGGTGGCGGTATGACTAAATCGAAGATGTCATCAAAAGGTGGCGCTAGGGGCGGAAGGATGCCTGGTGGTATGGCACCTGGTGGGCCGACATCATCAAAGATGCCAATGGCAAAAGATCCTAAAACCGGCGAAATGAAGCCAGCATTTACTATGGATGGTAAGGGTAAAATGAGCGGTGGTGGCATGACATCCGATGGCACTAAGATATCGCAAAAGATGATGGCTAATGGTGGTGCTGCTAGGGTTTACATGAGGGAAGGAGGAAACACCGTTGCCCGTGGCTCTGGTGCGGCTCGAAGTCAGAACTTTAGAAAGAACGGATAGATGGCTATTGATCGCCCTCTGGCTACGCCAGATACGATCTTTTCTCAGGGAACCGGCGATGAGCCAGACCTAGAGATAGAGATCGTTAATCCTGAAGCTGTTTCGATAGAAACAGAAGATGGCGGGATGCTGATTGATTTCGATCCCGATGTGTTGCCTATGGGCGCAGTTCCTCACGATGCCAACCTTGCTGAGTTCATCGATGAGGGCGAACTGTACGGTATTGCCACTGATCTGATTGGCTCTTTCAAGTCAGACAAAGAAAGCCGTTCTGACTGGGAGCGCACCTACGTTGAGGGCTTGGATCTTCTAGGGCTAAAGCACGAAGACAGGACAACGCCGTGGGACGGCGCTTGTGGGGTGTTCCACCCGCTGCTCACAGAGTCGGTGATTAAGTTTCAGTCACAGGCGATACAGGAGTTATTCCCTGCCAGTGGCCCAGTCAAGACTTCTGTTGTTGGGACTATTACCAACGAGAAAGAAAACCAAGCAAACCGTGTTCAAGACTATCTGAACTACTTGCTTACTGAAAAGATGACCGAGTATCGCTCAGAGACAGAGCGTATGTTGTTTTCTCTGCCTCTTGGTGGCTCCGCTTTCCGCAAGGTTTATTACGATCCCAACATGGGACGCCCTTGCAGTATGTTTGTACCGGCTGAAGACTTCGTTGTCAGCTATGGTGCCAGCGATCTGGCAACCTGTGAGCGTTCGACGCATGTGATGAAGCGTAGCTCGAATGAGATTCGCAAGCTGCAAGTGGCAGGATTTTATCTGGATGTGGAGTTACCTGCCCCATCTCCAGACTACGACGAAATAGAAAAGAAATATAACGAGTTGACGGGTGACTCTGCCAACTACGATATGGACTATCGGCACACAATCCTTGAGATGCACGTCAATTTAGACCTCCCAGGGTTTGAAGATACCGAGAAAGGTGAGCCTACCGGCATCATGTTGCCGTATGTGGTGACCATAGATCAGTCATCACGGACGATTTTGTCCATCAGACGCAACTGGTATGAGAGTGATGAGCGCAAAATGAAGCGCGAGCACTTTGTTCACTACCAATACATGCCCGGATTAGGGTTCTATGGCTTCGGTTTGATCCACATGATCGGTGGATTGGCTAAATCTGCCACCTCTTTGCTGCGACAACTGGTCGATGCAGGCACTTTGGCGAACCTTCCGGGTGGTTTGAAGGCTAGAGGACTGCGAATCAAGGGTGATGACACCCCGATTATGCCTGGTGAGTTCCGAGATGTGGACGTTCCGGGCGGAACAATCAAAGAAAACATCAGTTTCTTGCCCTACAAAGAGCCAAGCACGGTTTTATACCAGCTTATGGGCGACATTGTGGAGGAAGGACGGCGTTTTGCCTCTGCTGCCGACGTAAAAGCAGCCGATATGAACGCAGAAGCGCCGGTTGGCACCACTTTAGCCATCTTAGAACGCTCTATGAAGGTGATGAGCGCGGTTCAGGCGCGTATGCACGCCTCTATGAGGGCAGAATTACGCTTATTATCGAATATCGTTCGTGATTTTGGGCCACAAGCGTACCCATACGACGAAGATAAGGAGCCATTGGTGGCTTCGGACTTCGATGACAGGGTAGATATCATTCCAGTGAGCGATCCTAACGCTGGAACGATGGCACAGCGCATTATGCAGTACCAAGCGGCACTACAACTGGCCCAACAAGCGCCAGAAATGTACGACATGCCGTTATTGCACCGGCAAATGCTGGAAATATTGAACATTCGGGACGCAGATAAGATTGTTCCGACGGATGATGACCAGCAGCCGACTGATCCGATCACTGAAAACATGAATATCATCAATGGTAAGCCGGTCAAGGCGTTTGCCTACCAAGATCACGAAGCGCACATACAGGCGCACAAGTCTTTGGCAGAAGATCCAACCGTTTTGGAGATCATGTCGAAGAGTCCAAACGCAAAGAAGGCAATGGCAGAGCTATCTGCCCACGTTCAAGAACATTTGGCTTTCCAGTACAGGGCGCAGATCGAGCAAGAGCTAGGCTTCGAGTTGCCACCGCCTAGCGAGCCACTGCCAGAGGATATTGAGTTCAGAATCTCTAGGCTTGCAGGCCAAGCAGCAGAGCAACTCAAGGGTGTGAACCAGCAAAAGGCACAAGCGCAAAGAGCACAACAGCAGGCGCAAGATCCTGTGATACAAATGCAGCAAAAAGAGTTGCAAATCAAGGAGCTAGAGGCTCAAACAAGGGCGCAGTCAGAGCTTGGCAGATTGCAGCTTGATGCCCAGAAGGCCGCTGCAAGAGCAGACTTGGATCAGCAAAGGCTAGATCAGCAGGCTGATATAGAGTCTGCACGCCTGGGTATTAAGATCGCTGACAGAGAATCCAAGGATCAAATCGAAGGATTAAAAGCTGGCATTGAGATCGCAAAAGAAGTATTAGATGACTAATGGTGATAACGTCTTTGATTACTTGAAGGACGTAATACGAAAGCAGATGAACGAATACGCAGACCACATTAGTGGTGGAGCGTGTAAAGATTACAGCGAATACGCCAAAGCATGTGGCGTGATCGAAGGTTTAGCTTTAGCGGAGCGTGAGATACTCGATCTCAAGTCTCGTTACGAGCAGGAGTGATTCACCGCGATTGCGGTATTAGCGACTCTGGACGCTTTTTTCCAGTGCATAGGAACTAACTAATGTCTGAAGCATTAGCAAAAGGTGATGTCGGTTCGGTCTCCGTATCGATAGACACAACGAACGAGGATGAAGAGACTCGCAAGGCCGCGCAGTTGCCTGACCCTAGAGGTTACAAACTGTTGATTGCTCTACCAGAGCCGGATGAAATGACAGAGGGGGGCATACTCAAAGCCGCCAAAACTCTGCATGACGAAGAGGTAGGGTCTATTGTCGGCATGGTTCTCAAGCTTGGAGCCGATGCTTACAATGATCCTAACCGATTCCCGTCCGGGCCTCTGTGCAAAGAGGGTGACTTTATCCTGATGAGATCTTACTCCGGCACACGGTTTAAGGTGCATGGCAAAGAGTTTCGGTTGATCAACGATGATTCAGTCGAGGCAGTTGTTGAAGATCCAAGGGGGATATTGAAGGTATGAGTGAAGCACAACTCGACTCCGATCAAGAGCAAATTACTAGCGCCGAGGATAAGTTTTTTGGCGTCAAGACTCAGATTGGCAAAAAGACGGAGAGCTTAACTGATGATGCTCAGTATGAGTTAGAGATCATTGATGATCGTCCAGAAGAAGACCGTAGGCCGCCCAAGGCGGAAGCGTCTTCTGATGATATTGATGATGAAGAGCTTTCGGGTTACAGCGAAAAAGTTCAGAAGCGTATTAACAAGCTGCGCTATGAACAGCACGAAGAACGCAGGAAGCGTGAAGCTGCTGAGAAGATGCGCGAAGAGGCTGTACGATTTGCTGAGCAGCTAAGTCGCAAGAATCAAGAGAATGAGGCTCTCATCAATCGGGGTGAGGCAGCACTTGTTTCTCAGATAAAACAACGCGCAGAGCTTGCTTTACAGGAAGCTAGAAACAGCTACAAGAAAGCTTACGAAGAGGGTGATACCGATAACGTGGTCGGTGCTCAAGAGCGATTGATGCGAGCACAGGCAGAGTTATCTGAGGCGGAAAGATATGAGAACAATCTCGCATCACAACAAGCACAACGTGAACAATACGAGCAGCAGGGTTATCAGCAGCAAATCGCTGATCAAGCTGTTCAGAACGTTCAGCAACAAGCTGCACCGCAGGTAGCACCAGAGGCCCAAGAGTGGGCCGAAAAGAATAGTTGGTTCATGCAAGATGGCTATGAAGAGATGACTAGCCTAGCGTATGGAACCCATGCCGCACTGATAAAGCGTGGCATACAGCCTAACAGCCAAGAGTACTTTCGACAGATAGACACTCGGCTGCGACAGGCTTTCCCAGAACATGATTGGCAGGATGAAGGCGAACAAGATGGGCCTGACGCGACCGTGACTGCCAGTCAACCCTCGACGGTGGTGGCACCCTCCGCAAGGAGCAACGGTGCTAAACCGCGCAAAATACGGCTAAGGTCTACCCAACTCTCCCTCGCCAAGAGGTTGGGTTTAACCCCTGAACAGTACGCGAGACAACTTGAAAAGGAGGCTCGTTAATGTCTGAAGAGCGCACCCCAAGAACTAACACTACTCGAACAGTAGAGCAACGACCGACTGATAGTTGGAAGCCTGCCTCGATCTTGCCTGATCCAAAGCCACAAGATGGCTATGTGTTTAGATGGATCAAGACGGCTCTTTTGGGTCAGTCCGACAACACGCATGTGTCCAAAATGTTCAGAGAAGGATGGGAGCCTGTACGGGCTGAAGATCATCCAGAACTGATGCTGGAGTCTGATATAGGCTCTCAGTTCAAGGGCAACATTGAAGTTGGCGGATTGCTGCTTTGTAAAGCTCCAGAAGAACTTATGGCAGCTAGAACAAAGCACTTCCAAGATATCGCGTCTAATCAGATGTCATCGGTTGATAACAACTATCTGCGAGAGAGTGACCCTAGAATGCCTATGCTTAATCCAGAGCGTAGCACTAGGACTACTTTTGGAAGAAACTAACCTTTAGCAGGGTTAGTGGTTATTAACTAGGAGGCCACATTATGGCTACTTCTGCTACCCCTATGGGTGCTGAACCAGTTGATACCTTGAGTGCGAGCGGCTCTTTTACGGGTAAGGTTCGCCACATCAAGATTGCAAGTGGTTATGGCACCGCTATTTTCTACGGTGACTTTGTGAAGCTGGTTGCGGCTGGCACTCTCGAAAAAGCCGCAGTAACAACTGCTGTTGTTGCTGGCACGGTCGGTATCTTTGTAGGCTGCGCTTACACTGATCCAAGCACCAACCAAAAGACATTTAACCAACAGTTCCCTGCATCTACCGCAGCGGACGATATCGTTGGTTATGTTGTCGATGATCCTGACTTGTTGTTCCGTATGCAGGGTGATGGTTCCATCGCACAAACTGGATTGGGCAACAACGTATCAGCGGTAAGCACCGCTGGATCAACCTCAATCGGTCGAAGCAAAAATGCTATAGATGCTAGCACTATTGCTACGACTAACTCATTACCACTGCGTATCGTTGACTTCGTAGATGGGCCATCAAGCTCTGTTGGTGATTCTTTCACTGACGTGATTGTTACCTATCTGCCTCTGAGTCACGCATACGAAACTGCACTCGGCGTGTAAGGAGTAATAGGCAATGGCAATTTCAAGAGCGCAAATGCTGAAAGAACTCCTTCCGGGGCTTAATGCCCTTTTCGGGTTGGAGTATGAAAAATACGAAGACGAGCACACTCTCATTTATGAGACTGAAAGCTCTGATCGTTCGTTCGAGGAAGAGGTGAAGCTGTCAGGCTTTGCGGCGGCTCCTGTTAAGGCAGAGGGTGCGGCAACGAGCTACGACTCAGCGCAAGAGTCTTTCACTGCTCGGTATAATCACGAAACCATTTCGATGGGTTTTGCTATAACCGAGGAAGCCATGGAAGATAATCTCTACGATTCTCTTTCGGCTCGTTACACCAAGGCGCTGTCTCGCGCTATGGCTTACACCAAGCAAGTTAAGGCGGCAAACCCGCTGAACAATGGTTTCGACACCTTCCAATCTGGAGATGGCGTAACTCTATTCAACGCTTCACACCCCTTGGTAAACGGTGGAACTAACTCCAACCGTCCATCTACGGGTGCTGACCTTAACGAAACGTCATTGGAAAATGCGGTCATTGAGATCGCTGCGTTCACAGATGAGCGTGGCCTTCTGATTGCTGCACGTCCACGTCGTTTGATTGTTCCCCCCGCACTGATGTTTACGGCAGATCGTCTGCTAGAAACCACTCAGCGTGTTGGAACGGCGGATAACGACATCAACGCGATTCGTAACATGGGTGCGATCCCAGAAGGCTACGCAGTCAATCACTATCTGACTGACAGCAATGCTTTCTTTATCATCACCGATGTACCGAATGGCATGAAGATGTTCGAGCGTACTCCGCTAGAAACGTCTATGGACGGTGACTTCGATACTGGTAACGTGAGATACAAAGCTAGGGAAAGATACTCTTTTGGGGTGTCTGACCCACTTGGAATCTACGGATCACCAGGCTCTAGCTAGAGCACTTTGGGTGGCCCTTCGGGGCCACTCCTTTTTTCCTGACAGAATGTTCCATGTGGAACAATCTGACACTAGCCACGACAGGAGAACATAATGGCTAATACAACTTTCTCTGGTGCTATCAGATCCGAAAGCACCTTTAAGACGATCAGTAAAAATGCGACCACTGGGGCTATCACTGAGGTTGCAACTTTGGGCGATGGCCCAGTCAGCTTGGCTGATGCAGACGTAACCTTAACTAATGCAACCCACAGTGGCAGGATTCTGCTGGTTCCAGACGGTGGTCAAGATAATACTTATACGCTTCCGGCTCCTATTGCTGGATCTTTTTTTAGGTTCATTTACGCTGGTGGCGCTGCTGATGCTACGGACGCGCTTATTCTTACTCCCGGCAACACTAATTTTTATATTGGTGGTGTTACTTTCCTAGATACGGATGGTAACGAAGTGAGTTCAGTATTCTCTGATGGCGACTCTAACAGCAGCATACAGTTGAATGTGCCTGCTGGATTTGATGTAACCATTATTGGTTTGAACACGACGAACTATCAAATCTTCGGGAATGTTACGAGCACAACTGCACCTGCATTTGCCGATCAATAGTAGGAGGCAATCATGGCTGATGCTGTAGCTACACAAACCATACAGGACGATGGCAACACAGCCATCTTCCGCTTTTCTAATGTGAGCGACGGTTCAGGCGAGTCTGCCGTTACTAAGATTGATGTGTCTGCACTGGCTGTTGACCCTATGACTGGTGCGGCTTGCACGAAGGTTTCCATCCAAAAGATCTACTACTCAACCATTGGTATGGGTGTGAAGATTTTCTTTGATGCATCATCTGATGTATTGGCTTGGCAACTGAACGCAGACTTTTCAGATACGCTCGACTTCACTGATTTCACTGGCATCCCGAACAATGCGGGTTCTGGTGTGACGGGTGACATACAGTTTACGACTGTCGGTCACTCTAGTGGAGACGTGTATAACATCGTCATGCAAGTTAGGAAGCATTTCTAATATGGCTGAGAAAAAGAAGAAGAGTAAATCTCGCGTTAACGAGGCTGGTAACTATACGAAGCCAGCTTTGCGTAAGAGGCTCTTCAACCAAATCAAAGCTAGTGGAAAGGGCGGTCGCCCTGGTCAGTGGTCTGCGCGTAAAGCGCAGATGCTGGCGAAGCGTTATAAAGAAGCTGGGGGCGGCTACAGGGATTAGCCTGATATACGAACAGCGTGCCAAAGAAAGATCCTAAAGTCGGAACAGGCAAGAAACCCAAGGGCAGTGGTCGCCGTTTGTATACCGATGAGAATCCTAAAGACACTGTGCCGATCAAATATGCAACGGTTCAGGATGCGCGAGACACTGTTGCCAAGGTCAAGAAGATACGCAAGCCTTTTGCCAGAAAGATACAGATCCTAACTGTCTTGGAGCAGCGAGCTAAGTTTGCTAAAAAGCCAAGGCAGGCAGAGATTGCTAGGAAAGGTAAAGAGGCCATCCGCAAGCAAAGGGGCAAGGATAGTGGTAGCAAGCGTTGAAACGATCAAAAAGAAACTAAAGCGCGGCGAGAGGCTGGGTGCTAGTGAGAAAGCGCAAGCAAAGGCTCGCGGCCTGATCGCTCGATCTGACGGCAAAAAGCGAAAGAGCGCCAAGTACAAGGGTAAGTAATGGCTCTCAAGAAATCACAAAAATCATTAAAGAAGTGGACGAAGCAAGACTGGGGCACTAAGTCAGGCAAACCGTCTACACAAGGAAAGAAGGCGACAGGTGAGAGGTATCTCCCGAAGAAGGCTAGAGAGGCTTTATCGGACAAGGAGTACGCTGCCACTTCCCGAAAGAAACGGGCAGACACAAAGAAAGGAAAGCAGCACTCCAAGCAGCCCAAGAAGATAGCCAAGAAAACAGCGAGGCATCGCAAATGAGTTTGACCGATGCTGAGAAGAACAGGCTGAAAAAGGTCGGCCTGACTGGACTGAACAAAGTTAAGAGAACACCAAAGCATCCCACGAAGAAAGCAGTGGTCGCCGTCAGGGATGGCGAGAAGATGAAGATCATACGCTTTGGTGATCAGAAGATGGGCCACAACTATTCCAAGGAGGCCCGTAAGAGTTTTAAGGCTAGACACGCCAAGAACATAGCCAAGGGGCCGACAAGTGCCGCCTACTGGGCAAACAAGACTTTTTGGAGCGGCCCTAGTGGTAGCAAGAAAAGTCCTCCTAAATCGCAAAAGCAGAAGTTTGGGAAGAAGTAATGCCGATCAGCAGAGCACAGATGAAGAAGCAGATCAGCAGTTCACCAGCCAAGAAGAAGAAGCAGGCTAAGGTGAAAAAGGTGATGAAGGAGTTCAAAGAAGGCAAGCTGAAGGCTGGCGGCTCTGGTAAGAAAGTAAAGAATCGAAAGCAGGCTATCGCCATTGCTCTGAATGAGGCAGGCGTTAGCAAGAAGAAGCGAAAGGCTAGGAGGCCGTAGTGGCTACAAGCGGCACGTTTACATTTAACCTAGATCTTTCCGATGCTATGGAAGAAGCGTTTGAGCGTGCTGGGCTAGAGCTTCGCAGTGGGTATGACTACAAGACTGCTCGCAGAAGCCTGAACCTGATGATGCTGGAGTGGCAGAACAGAGGGCTGAACCTGTGGTCTGTAGAATTTGCTACACAGGCGCTCACCGCTGGCAGCAATCAGTATCAGCTAGATGGCAAGGTGCTTGATATTGTAGAAGCGTTTATCAGGACAGATGCTGGTGAGCAGAACTCACAGTTCGATCAGTCCATGACTCGCATATCGGTGAGCCAATACTCTAATCTGTCCAACAAGCTGACGCGCAGCAAGCCTTTGCAGTATTACGTTGAAAAGAATGTGGACTCTATCACGATCAACTTGTGGCCCACGCCAGACGATCAGGAGACCTATCAGTTCGGGTATTACTACATGGAGCGGGTGCAAGATGCAGGAAGCCCAGCATCCAACAACATCGACATTCCAGCTAGGTTCTTGCCGTGTTTGGTTAGCGGTTTGTCGTACCAGCTAAGTCTGAAGTACCCAGCGGCAGGCGCTAGAGCGCAAGCTTTGAAGGCAGATTACGAAGAGCAGTGGACGTTGGCATCTGATTCAGATCGCAATAAGGCGTCATTGTATGTGTCACCAGGAGGATATTCGTTTTGAGTTCATTTACTAAAGGCAAGTATGCGTTTGGTTACTGCGATCTCACTGGGTTTAGGTATCCGCTGAAAGACTTGGTGCCAGAGATAGTGAACCAGAGACCCACTGGGTTCTTGGTTGGTAGGGACGTTGTAGATCCAGATCAGCCTCAGTTGCAGTTAGGCAGATTAAAGGTCGATGATCCCAAAGCTTTGCGTAACCCAAGGCCGGATCGAGGCTTGGAAGAAAGCAGAATACTTGCGTCGTTTAATCCTGTAGGCCAAGTCGGGCTAGACTGCGTTGGTCACGTCGGGAAAGTCACGGTGATAACAAGCTAATGGCCTTCACGTTCACCACGCTCAAGCAGGCAATACAGGACTATCTGGAGACAGACGAGACTACGCTCGTCAACAATCTGCCCACGATTATTACGCAGGCAGAAGAGCGCATACTGAAGACTGTTCAGTTGCCAAACTTCAGAAAGAACGTCACGGGCACCACAACGCAGTCGAACAGTTACTTAGAGACGCCATCTGACTTTTTGGCACCGTACTCTTTAGCTGTAGATAACAGTGGCTATGAGTATTTGATGTTCAAAGATGTGAACTTCATACGCCAAGCATATCCTGTGGAGTCAACGACTGGGATACCTAAGCATTACGCTATCTTTGATGACACGACGTTTATTCTCGGCCCGACGCCGAGTGGCAACCTGACCGTTGAGTTACATTATTTTTACGAGCCACAGTCGATCACAGTGTCTTCAGATGGCACAAGCTGGCTGGGGTCAAATGCTGAAAACGCTTTGCTGTATGGATCGCTAGTTGAGGCATACACCTTTCTCAAGGGTGAGCCTGATCTGATGCAGTTGTACCAAGCAAGATACGATTCCGCTATGCAGGAGTTGATTGCTTTGGGTGAGGGTTACAGTACAACAGACAGCTACCGATCAGGTGCTGTAAGGTCTGCTAGATGACAGCAGTAGGTCATGTCGGCACTGTGCTAGTCGCAACGACAGATAACGGAGGGCACGACGCAGAGTTTTGGACAGACGCAGCGACAAAAAGAATCGTGAGCGTTGGAGAAAACACACATCCTTTGATTAAGGAGCAGGCGTTGGCGTTTCAAGATCACATACATAATGTAGTTGGATATTACATACGAGAAGCGATCAAGAGTGACCGTGCAACTTTAGCTGCTGAAGTTGAAGCTCAAGGACAACCTGATCTGGCAAACATCATACGGAGACTTACATGAGCATCACATCTGCACTTTGCACTTCGTTCAAGCAAGAGATCCTTGTCGGAACACACAACTTCACCGCTACCTCTGGTAACAGTTTTAAGTTGGCGTTGTACACAAGCTCTGCCACATTGAACGCAAGCACAACTGCATACACGACATCGAACGAGGTGTCTGGAACAGGGTACACGGCGACAGGCGCAGCGTTGACAAGTGTGACGCCCACAACATCAGGCACGACAGCGTTCTGTGACTTTGCAGATTTAACGTTCAGTTCGAGCACGATCACTGCAAACGGTGCCCTGATCTATAACGATACCCAGTCAGACAAAGCTGTTTGCACGTTAGCGTTTGGTGGTGACAAAACAAGCACGGCTGGCGACTTTACGATCCAGTTTCCCACCGCCGATGCAAGCAACGCAATCATTCGCATTGCTTAACAAATGGCGATTGTCAATGGCTGGGGCAGAGGCACTTGGGGCGAAGGTGCTTGGAATGAAGAGATCCCTGTCGCAGTCACGGGTCAAGCTGGCACAGGCGCGGTCGGATCGGTCACAGTCAGCGCAAACGCAGATGTTTCTGTCACAGGCGTTTCTGGAACGGGGGCGGTCGGTTCCGTATCTATCGTTGAGGGAACAGGTGTTACGGTATCTCTTACGGGTGTGGCGGGAACTGGAGCAGTTGGATCTGTATCCGTTGCTGCAAATGCGGATGTCAGTGTCACGGGCGTATCTGCAACGAGTGCTGTGGGCACCGTTACGCTCAAGTGCGACAACAATATCTCGGTCAACGGATTTGAAGCGACTGGCTCAGTGGGTTCAGTATCGACTACAGCCAGTGCCGTCGTTGCTGTCACTGGCGTTTCTGCTACTGGTGCAACTGGTACAACAAATGTTTGGAGTCTTGTCATACCAGGTCAAACGGCAAACTATTCGGCTGTATCGGACAGTCAGACACCAAATTACTCGGCTGTATCAACAAGCCAAACAGCGAACTGGGAAGAGGTAGCCTAATGGTACGAAGGGTCAAAAAGGTTATTAAGGGTTTAGAGAAAGCTTCTAAAACTCACAAGAAGCAAGCTGAAACGCTCAAGAAGCATGTGGCGTCTATGAAGAAGCCAAAGCCTAAGACGAAAAGTCGGAGAAGATAGATGGCAACTTATGTTAACGATCTGCGCCTGAAAGAGATTGCCACTGGCGACGAGGCAGGCACCTGGGGAACCAGTACAAATACAAATTTGGAGTTGATAGCTGAGGCTTTTTCTTTTGGTACGGAAGCTATTACGACGAATGCTGATACCCACACTACTACTATTGCCGATGGGTCTACTGATCCCGGCAGGAGCATGTTTCTTAAATACACTGGAACTCTTGATAGCACTTGCACCATCACTATAGGGCCAAACACGGTCAGCAAGTTGTGGTTTATTGAGAACGCAACGAGCGGCTCACAGAGCATCATTATCAGCCAAGGATCTGGCGCGAGTATTACTATCCTGAACGGTCAGACCAAAGCGATTTACAGCGACGGTGCTGGATCAGGCGCTGCGATGGTCGATGCGTTTACTGATCTATCTGTTCCGTCGTTCTTTGTGTCAGGCGACTTGGATGTAGATGGCACCGCTAATCTTGATGTTGTGGATGTCGATGGTGCATCAAGTTTTGCAGGAAATGTCACCATTGAAACAGGCGCAGATCTACTAACCGCATCGGCAGGTAGCGACAACATTCGCATAGGCTTGAGTGCGGGAGATGCCCTTCAAAGCGGTGGCAACAACAACGTGTTCATAGGTCGAGATGCTGGTGGCGCAGTTACGACTGGCGACAACAATATTGCTATCGGTGAGGACAGCCTCAAAACAGCTACGACTTCTTCAAACAACATTGGCATAGGATTCAACGCACTAGAGGCCACGACTTCTGGAGATCGCAACGTAGCCATCGGCGTTGATGCGTTGTTGACGAATACTCAAGGCGCTCGAAGTGTGGCTATCGGATATGCCGCTTTAGATGCTCAAGACTATACGACGGACACCGATGCTTACAATATCGGCATAGGTTATGAGGCAGGTGGTGCTATAACCACTGGAGTCCAAAACACGCTCTTGGGCGGCCTTGCAGGAGATGCTCTAACTGACGCTGACTTCAATATAGCAATAGGCTATGCAGCTTTAAGCTCCGATACACTCGGTAGTCGGAATGTTGCTATTGGTCGCTCTGCTTTACAGTCGCAAAATTCAACCACAGCGACTAATTCTTACAATAACGCAGTTGGATATTCCGCAGGTAGTTCAATCACTACAGGGGTCAAGAACGTTATCGTTGGCGGTCTTGCAGGTGACGCGATTACCACCGGCGAGCGTAATGTTTACGTCGGTCATACCACAGGAACATCTGCGACTGATGTGGATTTCAATGTCGGGTTAGGTGCTGAAGCTCTTTTTACAAACGTCAACGGATCAAAAAACGTAGCGGTTGGTAGCGGTGCTTTGTTTGCTATGAACCCCGCGACAAACACAGACACATACAATGTGGCGGTTGGTGACGTCGCAGGTGTTTCAGTCACCACGGGGACTTTCAACACCATCGTGGGTGGTCAGGCAGCAGATGCGCTTACAGAAGGGACAAGAAATATCGCCATCGGTTACGGCGCTCTGACATCTGACACGTTAGGTTCAAAATCAGTCGCCATTGGTGTGGGCGCTTTAGATGCCCAAAACTTCACTACAGCTACCGACTCCAACAACGTCGCGGTCGGTAATAATGCGGGTGCGTCGGTAACTACGGGAACCTTGAACACCCTGATCGGTAGTCAAGCAGGTGATGCTCTTACGTCAGGCAACAATAACGTGGCAGTGGGCTACCTAGCCTTAACAGCAGACACGTTGGGTGATAGGAATGTAGCTATTGGCTCTGCAGCACTAGCAACACAAAACTTTACGACCACTACAGATGCTTACAATGTAGGGGTTGGGTACAGCGCAGGTGCACTAATTACCACGGGAGTTCAAAACACTATCGTGGGCGGCCTTGCTGGTGATTCACTGACTACTGGTGATTCTAATATAGTCATTGGCTACCAAGCGTTATCAAGTGATACACAAGGCGACAGGAATGTAGCGATAGGGAATGCTGCCTTAAAAGATCAAAACTTCACCACCTCGACAGATGCTCACAACACGGCTGTGGGTTGGACGGCAGGCACAGATATAACTACTGGAATTCAGAACACGCTCGTAGGTGCTCAAGCAGGTGACGCCCTTACTGACGCTGATGAAAATGTCGCATTGGGCTACACTGCTCTCAGTTCTGACACTTTAGGCTCTAGTTCGGTAGCTATTGGTCATCAGGCGTTATTTGCTCAAAACTTCACTACTGCGACAGATTCCCAAAATGTAGGTGTTGGCAAGAATGCAGGCGTAGCACTTACCACGGGAGTCCGAAATGTGTTTATCGGTTCTCTTGCAGGTGATGCGCTCACTGACGCTGACGATAATGTGGCGCTAGGAGCGTTGACGCTCACCTCTGATACTTTAGGCTCAAGAACAACCGCTCTTGGTCGAGGAGCGTTAGGATCACAAAATCAAACTACAGCTACAAACACTCACAATGTAGGTGTGGGTTATTTTGCAGGCCAGTCAATCACTACTGGAATTCAGAATACCATTGTCGGTGGCCTTGCAGGTGATGCTCTGACCGATGCCGATCAAAATACCGCCTTGGGTTACGGTGCGTTAAGCTCAGATACATTGGGTAATAATTCAGTTGCCCTAGGTTATTTAACTTTACAGGATCAAAACTTTACTACAGCAACAAGCTCTAACAACGTGGCTGTGGGCTTTAAAGCAGGCACTGAAAATCAAACTGGTACCGGCCTAACGCTTATCGGTTCCGGAGCCGGTCAAAATTTGAGTTCTGGCTCAAACAACACGTTCATAGGACATTTGGCAGCAGGTCAATCATCCATTACTGGGACTCTTAATACTTCGATAGGTTACGCAGCTTTATACTCTCTGAGCAGCGGATCTAGCAACGTGGGACTGGGTAGGGATTCTGGGCGATCTGGCGCTCCCGGCGGCAACGTCACAACGGCCAGCGGTCAGCTTTGTCTTGGTGACGAAAACATAACGAATGCTCATATTCAAGTTTCTCTTACCGTTGCATCTGATGAGCGTGACAAAACAGACTTTGTAGATTTAGACCTTGGTTTAGATTTTGTTAAATCTTTAGAGCCTGTCACTTACTACTGGGATAAACGTGCGAAATACCTTAATAGGGATAACGCAGATGGCACTCCCAACGCGGACTACGATCTTGACTCTGTGACACCCGATGGTACTCACAAGGAAGACTGGATGGATTTGGGTTTCAAAGCCCAGTCAGTACAAGCTCTTGAAGAAGCGGCAGGGTATAAAATATCAGATAAGAAAAATCTTACTGTACATGCATCAGAAGATGGCAAGCAACTGGCTCTCAAGTACGAAAAATTCGTACCAATCCTTGTAAAAGCAATCCAAGATCAAGACGCAATCATCACATCACTGACTGCGCGTGTCGCCGCATTAGAATCATAAGGAGGACGAAATGTCTGAAGACGCAGTAGAACGCACCGACGAAGAAAAAGCCAAAATGTATCAAGCAATGCTGGATGGCGCGAATGTCATAACTAGTGTGCTAGATGCAAACAACGAATATGGCAACGACCTAACGAATGCTGAAAAGCAGGCAAAGGTTTTGCGTAGTGCCGGTTATCTTGAGTACGGCAAGGCGCTAGGCGATTGGGGATCAGAAGACTTCAGCGCCATCGACTCTGCTGTAGCAGCCGCAAAAGCATATACACCATAAGGAAAAACAAAACGTGCAAATCAACCTAGAAGAAAACGAGATCAACGCAA